GACACCAAGAACAGCGCCAATACCTTCATCAAGTTGTTGAATAACTCCACGAATATCGGATACACGAGGAGGAACACTTACCTCATTATAAGTATATCCCTTTTGAGCATCAAACAGAACCTGACGAACTGCTGCTGCGGTACGAGCATCCATTTTGATCGTTACTTGTTTTTCTTTAGTCACAGGTCTCCCTCCTTACGATTTTCAGAACGTTCAATAGTAAAAGCACCTTCAGGGTAACGAGCATTTAGTTTGTCAAAGTTCATTTGGATTACTTCTTCAATAGAAATATCAAGTCCAATACACGCTTGAGAAACATACCACATAATATCTCCAAGTTCACGCTTCAGGTGAAACAAGTTTTCTTGGGTAACTGGTTTACCTTGGAATACGATTTTCTTTACGATTTCAGTAAATTCACCCGCCTCAGCAGACATTCCTACAGCAGCAGTTAGCATTCGCTCGGTAGGAAAATCATGTTCTCGCAGTTCCATGAGACTGTTGATAAAAGAAACATGGTCTTTACTGGGATTGGAGGTAGTGGTATTAACGAACTCAACGTATTTATTAAGATCAATAGTCATTAGAATTTAAATCCTTCGAAGGTTTTCTTTGGTTTCTTTTCTTCATAATCATACTCTTCATCCTTTCCATTGTCAAGAATGTCATTTTGAGCAGATTGTTCGCAGTCATAAAGACGCATCTTTGCTCTATCAATACCAATCACGAAACGCTTATGAATGGTAGGATCATTATATCGATTCTTAAGTTGTTTGACTAGAATCTGCCCCAAACCTTCTAAGTCTTCCGTAGAAATCAAAGCAAACATTAAGTCAGCAGTTGCAGGAAGACCAAAAGATTCAGAAGTATCAGTCAGTTCCACATCAGAAGAACCATAACCAGAACGAGTAGTCTGGGTAGCACTCACAATAGGAACATTAAACTCAACAGCAAGACCACGAAGTTCCTCTGCGATTGCTTTTACGAACGTATAAGAATTGATATTACTATTTCCTTTATACCTTGAAGAAGAACAGATGTTCAGATAATCAATAAAGATAATATCTGGATGAAATGATTTCTTCAATGCAAGTTCATTTAATAGAGACTTGAAATGCCCAGCATGTGCAGAAGCAGTTGGATACTCTTTAATGATTAGAGTTCCTTGAGTTTTCTTTGTAAGATTTGTAACTTTGCTCTCAAACATCTGCTTTGGCAAATTAACAATGTCCTGGATAGGAACATTCAGGAGGTTTGCATCAATTCTTTCAGCAATGCGTTCTTCTGCCATTTCCAACGTAATGTACAGAACGTTCCGTCCTTGGAGCAAGACGGAGCTAGCCACATGGCACATGAATAGAGACTTGCCGACGCCCGTACCAGCAAGAGCGATGTTAAGAGTTTTGTTAGGGAGACCACCTTTCGTGATTTTATTAAAGTATTCAAGATCAAATTCAATTTTATCCTCCTTTTTGTGATAAGACTCATATCGTTGTTCATAGTCTTGTAGATAATCGTGCCCAACATGATTGTCAAAGCTTACCGCAAGTGCATCAGAGAGAATAGAAGGAATGCTATCACGATTCTTCTTTTCATCATTTCCCTCAGCAATATGAATAGACTCCATAAGTGCCAAATAAATGGCACGGTCTCGACACCACTTTTCAGTAGTATCAACCAACCACCCAAACTCTGTAGGGACATCTTCTAAACAAGAAATCGTTTGAGTGATTTCTTTAAAAGATTGTTCATTAATATCGGTTCGTTTCTCAACTTCAATACAAAGAACTTCCTTTGTTGCTGGTTGATTGTACTGTTGAACAAAAGATAATATTTCTTCAAAAACAATTTTTTGATTTTGATCTTCAAAGTATTCCGATTTAATAAAAGGTATTACTTTTCTAATATATTTTTCATTATGAAGAAGGTTCCTTAGAATCAAAAATTCAACTTTGTCCATTACTTATAGTGAAGATAGGTGCTTAGTAGATACTTTTCATTGCTGATTGGAGCGTTTCCTTGATGGGGAAACATCCAAAGAGGTGGAAATATAACAAGTTTACCAGTTTCGGGTTTAATTGTCAGATCACTGAAAACTGTTTCTCCGCCTTCATTAACATCATTCAAGTACCAAAAGAAAGATAAAAATCTACGAGAAGATGCATAATCAATTACATCAACATGAGCATCAAATGCATCATTTCCGTCATTATTATACTTCTTTATACGAAATTGTTCAAATGCATTTTCTTTGGGAAAACACCTTTCATCAATGAACTCATAATATTTTTTCTTATATTCTATTGTTTTCGATATAATAAAGTTGTGAAGATCTTTATTATCATCAGAATATTGAGTTAAGTTAAACTGAGTAAAGTTTGGAGATCTATTTCTATCAATCCTTTCATGGTTATCTTGATTACTTTCGAATACATCAATAAAAGATTTGCAAGTGTCTTGATCTAGTACATTTTCATAAATCTGAATGAGATTCTTTAGTTCAGCACCCATAACTAAACTCTTCTTTCGCAATTTCGTCAAGTTTTTGCATTACCTCTTCAGTGAAGTATTCTTCAGGATTAGCAAGAATCTGTTTTGCATAAATCTTCTTACCATCCATCTCATATCGTCCTGCTACATTCTTCCAGAGTCCACCAATCTCACCAAGTTCCAGAAGACCGTAGTAACGATCAAGACCGCGCTCATCATAATACAGACGGACTTCAACATTTTTGTTTTCCTTACTCAAACGCGATTTAGCAGTCTTAGCCTTGATAATATTTCCGACCACTTCCGTTCCATCCTTTTCTTTCTTTTTGCTGAGATAAATGATTGTACTTGCTGCGTATTTGAGTCCAGAACCTCCGCCCATTTCTTTCGTTGGTACGTAAGCTCCGATGACATCGTATGTGTGATTTGTGACAAGAAGTGGAACATTTGCTTGACCTAATTTGAGCGTGAGCATTCGAAAAGCACCTTTAACAAGTTGCGATTTAGTCATGTCACGAACTTGTTTATCATTGAGTGCATCAGTGATTTCTTTCTCAGTGGAAAGCATACCTAAAGAGTCTAGCACAAACATGCATGGTTTGCGTTCTTCTACAGGTTTTTTTAAGTAGAGGTCTACCGCTTTGAGTGCTTTTGTACGAAACTCCTCAATTGTAACCACATTAACAACAACAAGACGAGAAGTATCAATTCCACGAGATTCTACAAGTGACTTTGTAATAGCAGCTTCAGTATCAAAGTAGAGACAATAACCATCGGGATTGGTATCAAGGAAATTTTTAACCACGGCGAGGCTGAAGAAAGTTTTTCCAGTACTAGACTCTCCAGCAATAGCAGTAATCTTATTCCCAGATACACCGCCAAATATACTACCTGAAACCAGTGCATTAAAAATGTACGAACCTGTATCAACATACTTTTCAGTTTCATCAATGTCTGAGGCAAGTTGGGTGTACTCACCACCAATTTCTTTTACAATATCTTTAAGGAAGTCCATTAAGCAAAAAATGAATCAAGGTTTACAGTTTTCTCTACACTCCACCCAATTGCATCAAGAATAATCTTG